GGGTGGTCTGGCCGGATCCACGACTACAATCACCATCGGCTCAACCGCTGGCACCAGCACGACTACGCTTAACGGTGCCGTTTCGTTTGCGGGCACAATCGCCGCTCCTCTCGGCTCCGCCGCCGCTCCCAGCTACACCTTCACTGGCAACACTAATACTGGGATGTTCTCGCCCGGTGCAGACACGATTGCCTTTAGTGAAGGCGGCGTCGAAGCTATGCGTATCACCAGCGCAGGCGATGTCGGGATCGGGACAAGCGCACCGGGCGCAAAACTGCATGTATCTGGCGGCACTGTCGGCACGACCGCAGGCAACCTGCTAAACGTCACTATTGACCAAGGTCTCGCTGGCGGTAACGCCGTTGGCATTCGCACCAACCTTGTGCGCGTGTCCAACGGCACGGATTGGACGACAACCGCCATGCGCCTCCAAGGGCGCGTGGACGCGACTGACTTTGGGTACATTGACCTCGTTACTGGCGGCGCACAGGGGATGGCCTTCGGCTCTGGCGGCACCGAACGTATGCGCATCGACGCCAGCGGCAACGTCGGGATCGGGACGACCAGCCCCGCTACTAAGCTGGATGTGATTGGCACCATCTATTCCCGTCCGGGCGGTGCAGCCGGTGCGGTCGCAGAGCTTACTGCGGACGCATCTTCCGGTGCCAATGGCATTTCGCTTATCGCCGGGTTTACCAGTGGCGGCTACGGGCCTATCAAGCTGCTGACCTCCGCAACCGAACGCATGCGCATCGACGCCAGCGGCAACGTCGGGATCGGGACGAGCGCGCCGGGCAACAAATTGTCCGTAAATGGCGATGCTTCTTTCGGCGATACCATTTTCACAGGAACAGGCGTCAGCACAGGCGATTGTAAAATTGAACTTGGTGGAAACCGAAGCAGCACGGGCAATTCCTACATCGATTTTCACTCTGCGGCGGGTACTGACTTTAGCGCGCGCATCCTCCGTACTTCCGGCGTTAACGGTCAATTTGAGATCGTCAATACCGGGACGGCCTCTCTAATTCTGGGGACTAATAACACCGAACGCGCCCGCATCGACAGCAGCGGCAACTTGATGTTGGGGACGACAAGCGCGTCGGGGCGGTTCACCGTGCAAACGACGGACGGAAATACCGCGTTTTTCGACAGCACCGACACGGCAGGTGGGTTGAAGGGTGTTGCTATCCGGTCGATCGCAGCTTCCGGTACCGCGACCCCGTTCCTCGCTCTGCGTCAATGGCGTTCCAGCTTTGCTGGTAACGGAGATGTCGCGCAGATCCGTTTTGATGGCCTGACGACCACAGGTGGATACGCAGAGTTCGCGTCTATCTACGTGTCTGCAGGTACAAACACTGCCAGCGGCGCGCCCACGGCGATTACCTTCCAGACGATGAACGCGTCCTTTGTTTCTGCTGAACGTATGCGCATCAACGCGTCAGGCGATGTCGGGATTGGGACAGCCAGCCCCGCATCACTCCTCCACGTCAAGCGCGGCAGCAACGCGACCGAAGTGTACCCCACTGGCACTTGGGCCACCCGCGTAATCAACGCGACCGACGGCAGTGGGGAAAACGGCCTCCTTGTCGGCAATCGCTGGGCGGCATCCTCCTCGACCGTATTTGAGGCTGGCTCAATCTTTGGCGGTGGGTCGGGCTCGTGGTATTCATTCTACAAGATTGACGGCGTCGGGCAGAGTTTCTGGAGCAGCGGCGGCACGCAACGCATGCAACTTGACACCAGCGGCTTTCTAGGGATCGGTGTCATTCCCAACGCAAGGCTGGATGTTCTCGCCGGGTCGAACCAACGTCTATTGTTCACCGAGCGCGGCACGGGCTGCAGCGTTATCGACAGCGTAAACGCGGCGAACAACGCATATCAGCTTTTCCTTCTCAACGGCTCCGCCATGATCTTTCAGACAGGCGCGGTTGAAAAAATGCGCATCGTGGCCGATGGCGCTGTCGGGATTGGCCTGTCTACCCCCAACGCCACGCTGCACCTCCAAGGTATCAAGGGCGGCAACGCCCGCATGACGCAAAGCTCCACCGGGGGCACATCGGAGAACAATCTCAACATCATCGCATCATCTAGTGCGGGTGGCGCGGACCAGTGGTATTCGTATGGCGTCACCGCGAGCAATTATTTCTTCCTCCAAACGGGCGTAGGGACGGGGGATAGCGGCCTTGTCGTTAACAGCAACAACCGCGTTATTGTTGGCACCTCCACCACATTCGACACTACCGTCGGCGCGAACTTCATGTCCCTTGGCACCGCTGGCTCCGCTGCGGCGTTCAAAGTTAACGCGACATCTTCTACGCAGGTCAGCTTCTACGATAGCACTCAGTCTGCCCGCGTCGGCTGGATCGGGACAAGTGGCAGCAGCACTAGCTACAACACGACATCTGACCGTCGCCTCAAGAAGAACATCAAGCCCGTCGGTGATGTCGGTGCCAAGATCGACCAAATTGAGGTCGTCAGTCATGAGTGGACCAACGGCACAGACGCCGTCATCCCTTATGCCTTTATCGCCCAAGACCTTTACGAGGCAGCACCTCACGCTGTTTCCAAGGGCGATGATGGAGAGGAGGTCGGACTTGAGTGGGCTGTTGACTATTCCAAACTCGTTCCGATGCTCGTAAAGGAAATGCAATCCCTCCGCGCCCGCGTGGCACAACTCGAAGGAAAATAACATGGCAACAACGTACACTTGGGCCGTCGTGCAGATGGACTGCTACCCGGAAGAAGACGGCGAGCAGGATGTGGTCTTCAACGTCCACTGGACCCTGACCGGCGAAGAGGCGGGTTTCAGCGGCAGCGCCTACGGTTCGCAGGCTGTCAGCATCGACCCCGACGCTCCGTTCACACCCTACGCCGATCTCACCGAAACACAGGTGATTGGTTGGGTCCAATCTGCTATGGGCGCAGAGCAAGTGGCAAGCTATGAGGCAAATGTGGCGGAGCAGATCAACAACCAGATCGCGCCGCCTGTTGTCACACCGCCACTCCCATGGAGCGCATAATGGAACTGAACCTGAAATTGACCGTCGAAGAGATCAACGCCGTCCTGCAGACCCTCGGCCAGCTGCCGACGTCCTCGGGCGCGTTTCCCCTCCTCATGAAGATCAAGCAGCAGGCTGAAGCTCAGGTGCCGCCAGAAGATCCGACGGAAGGATAAACGCAATGGCCGACGTAAAAATCTCCGCCCTTCCCGCCGCCACTGTGCCTTTGGCGGGGACGGAAGTCTTCGAGGTGGTCCAGAGCAGCACCAGCAAGAAGGTGGCCGCGAGCGACATCGCTAACACGGCCACTTCGGTTCCCTTTGCGTCGCTCTCTGGCCGCGCGTACATCTCGGCGTACAGCACGATCGACCAGACGGGCAGCACGTCGGCTGCGACCGCTGTGCTGATTGGCACAACCGGCTTCAGTTCGGGCATCAGCGTTGCCAACAACGGCAGCGGCAACCCGACGCGCATCACCTTTGCGGCGGCTGGAACCTACATGCTTGCGCCGAGCATCCAATTCGCGAACTCTGCGGGTTCGGACTATAACGTCAACATCTGGTTCCGCAAGAACGGCACGGACATCGCCAACTCAAACACACTTGTGAATGTGCCAAAGGTAGCCGATGGCGGCGCTCAGTTCTTCCAAATCGTGTTTTACGAGCAAGTGACCGCTGGGCAGTATATCGAGATCATGTGGCTCCCGTTGAACACGGCAGTGACGATTGATTACATCGCGGCTGGTGCTATCGCGCCCGCCACGCCCTCCATCATTCTAGCCTCGGAGAGGATCGCCTGATGATTGAACAGCTCATCAGCCGGGTGTTCTACGCCCGCAACGTCGCGCATTTCGAGCATTGGCGCGCGAAGGGCGAAGGCAGCTTCGCCAAGCACATGGCTCTGGGCAGCTTCTACGACGACGTGATTGACGCGATCGACAACCTCGTCGAGGCCTATCAGGGCGCGTTCGAGCTGATCGGCAACATCCCGGCACCGGAGACGCCCAAGGGCGACGTCCTGAAGCTGCTGGAGGCCGACGCGGCGTGGGTTGAAGAGAACCACGAGGACATCTGCAAGGGCAACCGCGCCGTCGCCAATCTGGTCGACACCGTCACGGGCGTCTACCTCAGCACGATCTACAAACTGCGGAACCTCAAATAATGGAAATCGACCTCAACACGATATTCACCGTTGTTGGTTTCATCGGGGGCCTGATAACGGTCTGGGTCAATCTCAACAGCAGGCTGACGCTGCTTGAGGCACGCCTCGGCTTCGGTGACGAGAAGTTCAACGCCATCGACAAGAAGTTCGATGAGGTGATGACACACTTGCGCCGGATCGAGGACAAACTTGATGGAAAGGCAGATCGATGAGCTTTTGGGATCGCTTTGAGAGCAAGCAAGACGGCGTCAACGACACCATCGAGTTCGTGATCCGCGTGGCTATCGTTACGCTGTCCGCTGTCATCCTCGTCGTGGTACTGGCGCTTGTTGTCGGCCTCTTCCTGCCGAACGAAGTGGTGGATAGCGCCGCCATCCTTGCGACGATCGACCCCGCCTTCCAGACCATCATCGGTGCCTTTGTCGGCCTGCTGGGCGGTCTGAGCCTCAACGCCAACGCGCGTGACAAGGAAGATCCGATCGATCCGGTTGTCTCTCAGCCGCCAGAAACAAGCCCAGTTGTCCCTCACGAAGAGCCGATTGTGGAAGACAACGATGATGATGATGATGATGACATGGCTCCATGGGAGAAGTACCGCAACGACCTGCGCTATGACGCCAACGGCGACGGCGTGGTCGACGAGAACGACTTCCCAGATTGGCGCAACGCGGGGCGGTAATGGCGGGCAATCTTTCCACCGTTGAACTGATCGGGCAGCTCTGGCCGGTCGTTCTGGCGTTCATCTCGCTGACGATCATCCTCGCCAAGATGGATGTGCGTCTCGGCGTGGTCGAGGAGAAAATCAAGACGCTCTTCGAGCTATGGAACAAGGGTAAGGACAAATGAGCCTCGTAAACCTGCAGAAGAAGATCGGCGTGACTGCCGACGGCGCATTCGGCCCCGGCACGCTCAAGGCCGCTGCGGCCTATTACAAGCTGTCGCCCGCCCGTGCCGCGCACTTCTTCGCCCAGACGGCGCACGAAAGCGGCAACTTCAAGGCGTTCAGCGAGAACCTGAACTACGGCTGGAAGGGCCTGCGCGGCATCTTTGGCAAGTACTTCCCAACCGAAGGCATGGCCAAGAACTATGAACGCCAGCCACAGCGCATCGCCAATCGGGTCTACGCCAACCGCATGGCGAACGGCGATGAGGCGTCAGGCGACGGGTGGAAGTTCCGGGGCAGGGGCGCGCTCCAGCTCACCGGGAAGGCCAACTACCAAGCCTTCGCCGATTACGTCGGTCGCCCAGATGTGATGACGAACCCTGATCTGGTGGCTGGCGAACTCTGCTTCGAAAGCGCCCTGTGGTTCTTCGATAAGAACAAGCTCTGGTCGATCTGCGATCAGGGCATCAATGACGCTGCGATCCTGCAGCTCACCAAGCGTATCAACGGGGGCACCCATGGCCTCGACGATCGCAAACTGAAGACCAAGAAGTACGCGGGGTGGCTGTGAAGGATATTAACTGGACTGATATTCTCAAGGGTGCTGTGCCTATCCTTATAGCCTGCATTGCGTGGCTGTTGGGGCAAGTTAATGCTTTTGAGACCCGGCTGACTAAGATCGAAGCTGCGATGCCCATTCTCATTACGCAGGACGGTGTGCCCACCGATAGCCCGATTTCGGCAAAAGCAAGATCAGACTTGCGTGAGCATGTTACAGACGAAATTAACGAGCTAAAGGTGCGTGTTGGCGTTATCGAAAGTAAACATAAATAACGAGGAGATTACCATGAACCTGAAAAAACTGCTCGTCTCAAAGGTCAAAGACGCCGCCCTTCGCGAGGCCAGCGAAAAGATCCTGCCAATGGAAGGCGTTGCCCCGAAGAAGCTCGGAAAGGGCAAGCTGGCCGCGATCCTTGCCGTCGTCGGTGCGGTCGCCGCCGCCGCACCTGAGTTCATTAAGTGAGACGCTGTTAAATCTCCGCAGAACTGCTATAAGGACGGCCCATGGCTACGACGATGACCTTCGAAACCTTGAAGCAGGACGTGCAACGCTACCTTGAGCGTGGCGCGACGCTTGCGTCGGACCCCGTCGTCTACGAGCAGATCCCGCGTTTGATCAATCTGGCCGAGCGCCGGATTTCCCGCGAACTAAAGATCCAAGGCTTCATCGCCGTCGTTTCGGACACGCTGACGGTCGGGCAGTCGGTGTACCCGAAGCCCGACCGCTGGCGCGACACTGTCTCGATCAACATCGGCACCGGGGCCAGTCTGGCCGATCGCACGTCGCTCTACACCCGCGACTATGAGTACTGCCGCGCCTATTGGCCGAATGAGAGCCAGACGGACACGCCGCAGTTCTACGCCGACTACAACTATTCCAACTGGCTGATCGCGCCGACGCCCGATCAGGCGTACCCCTTTGAGGTGCTGTACTACGAGCTGCCCCCGCTGCTCGATGACAGCATCCAAACCAACTGGCTGACAGAATACGCACCACAGCTCTTGCTGTATGGCACGTTGCTTGAAGCGACCCCGTTCTTGAAGAACGACGAACGCATCGCAACGTGGCAGCAGTATTACGACCGCGCCGCTGCGATGCTCAACGGTGAGGATCTCGCAAAGATCCTCGATCGTGCAGCTGTGCGCAAGGAGGCATAAGAGGTGTCCTACACTTCCGTTTTCGGTGGCAACACCATCTACCCGTCCGACGTATCTTACCTGTCCATCCCCCTTTCGGCGGACACCCCGCTGGAGTGGCCCCTCGAAAGCTCGGGCACGGAAGATCCAGCCGCGCGCATCATCGACGTGGACCCGAGTGCCTCGGGCTTCAGCGTTGTGCTGCCGAACGCCACGCTGACCGGCGCTGGCCAGACGATCCTGTTCAATAACATCGACGCCACCTTCAGCTTTTTCGTCAAAGACTATGCGGGCAACACGCTGGCCACCGTAACCGCCGGTACGCAGTGGCAGGTCTATCTGGCCGCCACCACGACCCCTGCCGGGACGTGGCGCGTGTTCCGCTACGGCGCTTCGACCGCAACGGTGCAGCCCTCGGCGCTGGCGGGCTTCGGCCTGACCGTCACTGGCACGACGCTGTCGCAGTCACTGCCGGTCACAACCTTCTCCACGACGGGCATCACGGTCGCCACTTCAAACCGCGCGTCGGCCTTCGTCTGGACCGCTACCGGATCTGGCACGCTCAACCTGCTGACCGCAGCGTCGGCGGGGAACAACTTCTTTGTGTTCGTTCGCAACGAAGGTGGTGGCGATCTCACGATCGAACCGGCTGGCACTGAAAACATCAACAGCGCGTTGAACCTTGTTCTGCGCCCCGGTGACAGCGCCACGGTCATTACCGACGGCGTGAGCTGGTACACGATCGGCCTCGGCCAAGAGGCTGTGTTCGCGTTTGACTACACGTCAATCAGCGTCACTGGCGGCACCGTCACGCTCTCTGGCTCGCAGCTCAACCGCATCGCGTACAAGTTTGTGGGCACGCTGACGAGCAACTGCACCATCGTAGTGCCAGCCACGATCCAGCAATACTGGATCAACAACGCGACGACCGGCCCCTTCCAGCTGTTCGTCCAGACCAGCACCGGAACGCCGACGCAGGTCAATCAAGGCGCGAAGGGCATCTACTACTGCGACGGGACCAACATGGTTCTCGCGTCGGACCCTACTACGCTGACAACGCCGATCGTCATTTCCGACGGCGGCACCGGCTCGACGACGGCATCCGGCGCGCGGCTTAACCTCGGCATCACCAGTTTTGCTGACGCGATCGTGACCGCCACCACCGGCGCGAGTGTCCGCACCACGATTAGCGCAGCAGCTTCGGGCGCGAATAGCGACATCACGTCGCTTTCTGGCCTGACTACGCCGCTGAGCGTCCCGCAGGGGGGCACCGGTGCCACGTCGCTGACCTCGGGCTTTCTGGTCAAGGGCAACGGGGCTTCTGCCGCATCGGCATCTGTTGTGTACGACAGCGGCACGAACGTCGGGATTGGAACAAACAGCCCGACTACAAAGCTGGACGTGGTCGGGAGCGCGAGCTTTGGAGCCGCGATCATCACCGGTACTGGGCTTTCGACGGGGGACGCTCAGCTTGAACTCGGCGCTAACCGCACCGGCTCTGGCCTTGCGTATATTGACCTTCACTCCGTCACCGGCACCGACTTCGAAGCCCGCTTCGTCCGCTACGCCGGTGCCAACGGCGGCCTCGACCTTATCCAGACCGGCACGGGTGGGATGGTCATCACCAACGAGGGCAGCGCCGACACGGTATTCAAAACCAATGCCATCGAACGCATGCGCATCACCAACGCAGGCAACATCGGGATCGGGACGGCTTCGCCGCCGCAGCTTCTGGCTGTCGGCAATACCACGGATCAGGTTGGCGCAGGCGTATCTGGCGCTGTCTCGACTTTGTATTTTGGATCGCCAAGCACTGGGTCTGGCGGCATCCGACGCCTTGCGTATGACCGGGCCAGTGGCAACTTCGATTTCATCGGTAACAGTGTTGCCAGCCCCTCAACTCAGATGACCATCACCGCCGCAGGCAACGTCGGGATCGGGACGAGCAGCCCCACCTATCGCCTTGATATTGTCTCTGGCGACACGACTGCCAGTCTCGGGTACGCTATGCGTCTGCGCTCAAACGCGACAGCGACAGCGGCGGCAATGCAGTTTACCAACAGCGCAGGTTTATCGCAGAACGGGCTTGTTAGCTGCACCGATACCGGTGTTATGGTTCTCCAGTCGGATGGCGCTTCAGGCCTCCTTGCTTTCCGCACTAATAACAACGAGCGTATGCGCATCAACAGCAGCGGCAACGTCGGGATCGGCACAAGTGTGCCTACCTTTAAGTTGGATGTTGTCGGGGTTGTCGCAAGCTACGTTCCCGGCGTAGGGCAGGCGGGGTACTGGACTTACAACGGAGGCGGGGTAGCTGAATGGTTTACCGGACAAAAGTCTGGCGCGGACCATGCGTATAAAATTAGCCAAGTTGTAGCAGGCGTTTACACGGATCATGTAACCGTTACTGCGGGCGGCAGCGTCGGGATTGGAACGACTTCGCCGTCTACCACGCTTCAAGTTGTTGGTACCGTCACCGCTACAGCGTTCGCTGGTGCGGGCACCGGCCTGACTGGGACTGCCTCTGGCCTCTCAATCGGCGGCAACGCCGCGACAGCGACCACGGCCAGCAACGCTACAAACCTGAACGGCCAAGCCGCGTCTTACTACACCGACATCCCGGCTCGCCTCGGCTACACTCCGGTTCAGCAGGGTGGCGGCACCGGCCAGTTGTCGAATAAAATCTACGTCGGTTGGCTTGGCTCCCAAATTGGTGTGCAGGTTGACAGCACCAACTTCGGGGCGACTTGGCCAATTAGCATCAACGGTAACGCTGCCACCGCCACTTCGGCTACGTCCGCCACAAGCGCGACGACGGCATCGACCGCCAACGCGCTTAACGCAGGCAACACATATACCGCAGTTGGTTACGTCTCCACCGCTACCGCTGGGACGGCGCTGCAAGTTGGCGACAACTCTGGCGTCCGTAACTTTGGTGTCGGCTCCACAATCTATTTTGATGTTGCCGGGGGTAGCGCGTCTGCGGGCTCGATCGTTCTTCGGAACACGAACTCTTTCACCGCTATGGCGACATTCAGCGGAACTGGAACGCAACTCACGTCTCTCGGCGTCGGGACAGCACCCTCTGGTACGGCTGGTGAAATCCGTGCGACCGACAACGTCACGGCCTACTATTCGTCGGACGCGCGCCTCAAGGAGAACGTGCAGCCAATCGCGGATGCACTCGGCATCGTGTCGGCAGTCGGCGGCAAGACGTTCGACTGGACGGATGCCTACATCGCCGATCACGGCGGCGAGGATGGCTACTTCGTCCAGAAGTCCGACTTCGGCGTCATCGCGCAGGACGTGGAAGCGGTGTTCCCGTTGGCCGTCCGCACCCGTGAAGATGGCACGAAGGCGGTGGACTACGAGAAGCTCGTCGCTGTTGCCTTCGCGGCTATCGCGGAGCTTGAAGCTAAGGTTGCTGAACTTCAGCAGCAGGCTGTGAAGGTGATCAAATAATGGCGCTGCCAGCAAGCGGCCCGCTGAGCCTCGCCGACATCCAAGGCGAGTTCGGCGGCTCGAACCCGATCAGCTTGAGCGAGTACTACGCTGGCGGTGGTCTGGTCCCTTCAGGCACCACCGGCACGTACGGCGCTGTGCCGTCGAGCGGTGCGATCAGCATCCGCGACTTCTACGGCACCAGCAACGTGGTGGTCAATTTCGACAACTTCGACCTGTCCGACTTTGAGATCGCCCCCAGCAACTCTACTTGCTACTACCAAATTAGAACCGACGGTTATGTCTATGGGACAAATCTTGGCATCCCGTTTGATCAGCTTGAGCAGTGGATCAGTCCGACTGGTCAGTCCGTAAACTACGAGGTTTACGCCACGCTGACTTCGGGCAGCCTGTCTGGGGGAACTGTCAATACGTGGCTCCCGATCACTGTGACCCGAGAGTGGTACGTGCAAGAAACCGGCAACGTCGGCACCGAGACCGCCGCTTTAGATTTTCAAGTCCGTAAGATTGGCACCACGACTGTCCTTGATACGTGGACCATTACCCTTGAAGCGACGGTAGAACCCTGATGGCTGATAACATCGTCCAGATCAAATCGCTCCCCGGCATCAAGCGGGACGGCACCAAGTTCGAGGGCGACCAGTACGTCGACGGACAGTGGGTGCGCTTTCAGCGCGGCCTGCCGCGCAAGATGGGCGGCTACCGGTCGATCAACAAATACCTGCGCGGCCTCCCGCGCACGCTGCACGAGTACACCCTCGATCTGCTGACCTATGTTCACGCCGGGTCGGCCAACCTCCTCGAACAGTTCTTCATCGACGGCGGGTATAACACCAGCGTCATCACCGATCGCACGCCCAGCACGCTGACGGCAAGCGCCGCTAACCTGTGGCAGTTTGAGGTCGATACGGCAGGCGGCAGCGGGCTTCAAATCATCGCTCAGGTCGCCCCAAACCTGAACTGCATCTGCAACAGCGACGGCGGCCAGATCTTCTATGGCGATGCGTTTGCCACCACCCCACTGACCGAGGTCACCAACTTTCCGGCGATCTACAGCGTCACCGGTGGCGTTGTTGCGCTGCACCCGTACATGGTCGCCTTCGGCACCGACGGCTTCGTCATGTGGTCGACGCCCGGAGATCCGACTGACTTTACCGGCACCGGCGCGGGCAACGCGTACGTTACCGGGCAGAAGATCGTGCGCGGCATGCCGCTGCGCGGCGGCCCGGGCAACAGCCCGTCGGGCCTGCTCTGGTCGGCTGACAGTCTGATCCGCATGTCCTACACGGGCGACGCTACCGCCGCCTTCCAGTTCGACACGATCAGCGCCCAGTCGTCGATCCTCTCGGCGCAATGTGTGATCGAGTACGACGGCGTCTTCTATTGGATCGGCACCGATCGCTTCCTGATGTTCAACGGTGTCGTTCGCGAGATCGAAAACAACATGAACATCAACTTCTTCTTCGACAACCTGAACTACGAGCAGCGCCAGAAGGTGTTTGCGATGAAGGTGCCGCGCTTCGGAGAGATCTGGTGGTGCTTCCCCTTCGGCGACAGCACCGAGCCAAACCACGCCGTCATCTACAACGTGCGCGAAAACACATGGTACGACACGGCGCTGCCCAACGAAGGGCGCGGCGCGGGTCTTTTCCCGGCGGTGTTCCGCAAGCCGCTGATGACGGGCGTCGTCCCAACTTTTACGGACACTACTCGCCGCATCACGCAAGCCGACGACATCCGCATCATCGAAGCGCCGCCGGGCGTCGTCATCAACCGTATCACCGAGGACAGCGATGTCCCGCAGTACCGGCTGTGGATCCATGAGGTCGGCACCGACGAGATCGATGGCCTGAACGTCAACCCGATCCAGTCGTATTTCGAGACGGCAGATCTCTCGCTTCCGGTGATGAGCCAGACCAACAAGGCGCTTCAAGTGCTGCTGATGGAGCCCGATTTCGTGCAGTCAGGTCCGCTCACTGTGCAGGCCATGGGCCGCGCCAACGCCCGCGCGCAGGAAGTAAACGGCGAGATCAAGACTATCGTCGAAACCCCGCAGACGCCGCAAGAACAGGTGATTTACTTCAAAGAGCAGAGGCGCGAACTGCGCTTCCGCTTCGAAAGCAACTGTGTTGGTGGTGACTACCAGATGGGTCTCACCCTCGCACACGTCCAGCCGGGCGACGGAACGGTCATCGGCTGATGTCAATCAATCCAGTCGGCATGACTTTACGAGATTGGGCTGATAGTGTAGTGCTGTCTGTCGGAGACGCTTGGAGTTTTGGCAAGCTGACCGACGAGAGCGAATGGCAGGGGTGGGCTTCAGCATTTTTGCGAGCTTCACCATTTGCGCAGCGCACTGTCCCAGACCCGTACCAGTTCAATGATTGGCGACAGTGGGCGGAACGCGCCTACCCGATGCTCGAAGGACAAGGCTAATGTACTCTGCTAACCGCTTTCCCGTGATGCTCTACGAAGGCGGGCCTGTGGGCTACGCTGAAGGCGGCCTCCACGACGAGGCGCTGGCGGTCAGGAAAGCAGGGCGCAACGGCGACAGCCGTCTTGTTCACGTCAACGACGACGAGTTCGCCGAAATGGTGGCCGAGTACGGCGAGCCGACCATCAACCCCGAAACCGGCATGCCTGAGTTCTTTCTCGGCAAGCTCGGAAAGATCCTCAAGGCGGTCGTCCCGATCGCCCTCAACTTCATCCCCGGCGTTGGCCCCTTGGCCTCCGCAGCCGTTGGCGCTGCCCTCGGCGCAACCGGCGGTGGCGGCATCAAAGGCGCGCTGCTCGGCGGCGCACTGGGCGGCCTCGGCGCTGGCGGCGCTGGTGGCGTCGGTGCGAAGCTCGGCACAAGCGTTCTCGGCAAAGCCGTAAGCCCGCGTCTTGCTCAAGCTCTCGGCAGCGCCGCGCTCGGTGCTGGCACAAGCGCCGCGCTCGGCGGCAATCCTCTTACCGGCGCGCTAAGCGTCGGCCTCGGCAATTATCTGCGCAACCCCATGGCGAAGGTGACGCCGGGCGCTCCCACCCCTTCCGACATTAAGGTGACCAGCGCGGCTCCCGCGACGATGTCAGCCAGCACCGCGCCGTCACTGACCGGCAGCGGTTCGATGGCCGGGCCAATCCCGTCGTTCTCCAGCACACAGCTCCCGTCAATGACCCCGTCGCTCTCCGGCTCGCCGCTTTCGAGCATGACTTCGTACAGCCCGAGCTTGCAACTGACGCCCAGTGTGACGTCGAACGCGCTGCGGCTGCCGGGCATGCCGTCGTACGACTTCAACCTCCCCTCCAGCACGCAAGCCGGTGTCGACGCGATGTCGCGGCTTGCGGTAAACCCCAGCACGCAGGCCGCGATGGACACCGCAGCGGCTGCCGCTCCCGCTGCCGCCGCAAAGCCGAGCTTCTGGGACAAGGATTTCCTCGGCCTCGGCATCGCGAAGAATAAATACGCCGTGCCTGCGGTCATCGGCGCGGCGGCTTTGTCCGACGCATTGAAGCCGAAAGACAAGACAGACGAGATGACGCAGGAGCAGTTCTTCGGTCCTTCGTTCAACGCCAAGAGCCCCGGCAGCTTTAAGCTCGCCAGCATCGCTAGTGGCGAACTGCCCGAAAGCGCAGCGGCTGAATACGCCAAACGCTACTTCAGTGGCTTTGCCGTCGGCGGTGATGTCGGCGAAGGCCGCTCCGGTCGCAGCAGCTTCGCTGTTAGCGGCCCCGGCGATGGGCGCAGCGACGACATCCCTGCGATGCTGTCCGACGGTGAATACGTTATCGACGCCGAAACGGTCGCACTGCTCGGCAACGGCTCGCCCAAAGCGGGCGCGAAGAAACTCGATGACTTGCGCGTCAAGATCCGCAAGCATAAGGGTAAGAAGCTGGCCAAGGGCAAGTTCAGCCACAATGCCAAGTCCGCTGACAAATACATGGCCGGAGGGCGCATCTAATGGCTACAAAGACCCAAACCACGTACACGATGTCCACGACGCCGTCGTGGTACAGCAACTACGCGCAGGACATCCTGTCGAACCAGCAGACCCTCGCCTCTCGTCCCTTCACGCCGTACGACGCCAGCCAGCGCGTGGCCGGGTTCAACCCGACCCAGCAGCAGGGCTTCGACATGACGCAGCAGGCAGCTACCGGCTACCAGCCGCTGCTCGGTGGTGCGATCCAGACGGGGGCCAACACTCTGAACCGATCGAGCCTCGGCGCAGCACAGCCGTACCTTCAGCAGGCCGCGAACCAGCAGGGCATGATCCCTGCCTACAACGCGATGGGTCAAGCAGCGCAGTACACACAAGCCAGCACCAATCCCATGGCGCTTAACTTCGCAGCGCCGTACCTGCAGCAGGCTTCGAACATGTCCTCGGCTGGCGCTGCCGCGCCGAACATGCAAATGGGCACAAATCTGGCGCTGCAAAGCACCAACCCGATGGCGCTCAATTATGCGTCGCCGTATCTACAGCAGGCGGCGAGCATGTCCCCTGCCGACGCCGCCGCGCCCGGCATGCAGCAGGGTGCCAATCTGGCGATGCAAAGCACCAACCCCATGGCGCTCAATCTCGCCTCGCCGTACCTGCAGCAGGCTTCTAACCTGTCTGCGGCTGGCGCTGCCATGCCCGGCATGCGGGCAGGTGCTAACCTGACGATGCAGTCCACGGACCCAACGGGCCTGAACATGGCGCAGCCGTATCTGCAGCAGGCCGGTCAGAGCAGCGTGTCGAACATCGGCAGCTACATGAACCCGTACACCGAAAACGTCGTCAACCGTTTCGGTGAGCTTGGCGCGCGCACGCTGCAAGAGCAGCTGATGCCAGCCATCACGAGCAAGTATATTAAAGCCGGTCAGCTTGGCGGTCCGACCCGTCCGGGCACCGGCGCTTCGGGCGCTCCGTCGGGCATGATGACCGACACGGCCCGCGCCCTGCGCGACGTGCAGGATAGTGTTGGGCAGCAGCAGCGTCAGGCCCTTGCGGAAGGCTACACGCAGGCCGCTGGCCTCAGCCAAGCGGATCTTGCGCGGCAGGGGCAACTTGCGCAGACCGCAGGCAACTTCGGCTTCCAGCAGCAGGGTGTTCTGGGGCAGGCTGGTCAGCAGCTGGGGGCCCTCGGCCAGCAGTACGGTGCGCTCACTGGGCAGGACCAACAGGCCCTCTCGAACATCGGCCAGCAGTACGGTGCTTTGGGCGCTGGGCAGCAGCAGGCCATCGCCCAAGCCGGGCAGCAGATCGGCGCGCTGGGTCAGCAGTACGGCGCGCTCACAGGGCAGCAGCAGCAGACCCTCGCGAACATCGGTCAACAGTACGGTGCCTTGGGTGCCGGGCAGCAGCAGGCTCTGGCCCAAGCCGGTCAGCAGGTCGGCGCGTTGGGCCAACAGTACGGTGCGCTCACTGGACAGGACCAGCAGGCGCTCACGAACATCGGCCAGCAGTTCGGCGCTCTGGGCGCTGGGCAGCAGCAGTCTCTGGCCAACGCAGGTCAGCAGATGGGCGCTCTGGGCGCTCAGTACGCAGGGATCGGGCAGAACCAGCAGCAGTTCATGTCAACACTCGCCAATCAGGTTGCGAGCATGTACGGCACCGACACCGCCAATCAACTGGCGGCATCGGGTCAGCTTGGCCAGTTTGCTCAGCAGATGCAGCAGCAGGGCCTCACGGGCGCTCAGGCCGTTACCGGCGCGGGCAACCAGCAGCAGGCTCTGGAGCAGGCACGGCGCGACGCGAACTATCAGGAGTTCCTGCGCGCGAGCGGTTACGATCAGGCTCAGATCGACCAGATGACGAAGACGTTCGGCGGTGTCTCTGGCGGCGTCCCGCAAGGTCAGGTGTCGCTGCAGACGAACAAGGGCCCGTCGAGCAGCATGGTCGGCAATCTTGCCGGTGCGGCGCTCACGCTTGCTGGCACTGGGGGACGATAAGCCATGGGCTATACACTTTCTCCGCAGGACTACGAACTGATGGTGCAGCAGTTCGACGGCGACGTAGACGCCGCGAACGCGATGCTGCGCGAGCGTGGGTACACCGTACCCGGCGATGGAGAGGCACCCTCGGACCTCTCGGCGCGCCCCGACATCTCGACGCTCTCTGGTATTTTGTCCGGGCAGCGGCGTTCGATCGGCGACCTGTACGACACAATCACGCAGAACATCCAGAAGCGTTATCGCGCGCCCGACATCAACGATCTGCTCATTCAGGTCGGCATGGGCATGATGTCCCCGCCGGGTGAGAACGACAGCGGCGGTTTTGGTGGCTCGCTCCAGCGCGGTCTGCGCGGCGTCGGAACGTACGCCCAGAGCCGTCGCGCGTACGAGACCGACATGAACAAGATGCTCTCGGAAATCGAGATCGCAAAGGCCAAGGATCTTGCCGGGCTCGAAGGGAAGTACCTGACTGGTGCTGCGGCGGCGTTGAAGCCCAACACCGGCGGTTACACTTACGACAGCCAGCGCGGCATCTTTGTCAATCGCGGCAACCCGCGTCCAACCGAGAACACGTACGACATCGGCGGCGGTCGCACCCTCGTTCAATGGCAAGATGGCCTCTGGCGTGAGGCGCTTCCAAACGGTACATACCGCGTATTCGAACGCGCAGGTAACGCGTTCAACGAACTCCCCACGGAAGGAGCCCGCTGATGGGTGAGAAGATCAAGATCGATCCCAGCCGTTTTGGCGGCCCTTCGGCGCAAAAACGCAGTCAGGAAGAAGCCCAGACCCAAGGCACGCAGACCAGCACTGCGCGCGGGCAGGCCGATTTGTCGTACATTGCGCCGAAGGCTAAGGCCGACCTGACCGACGCGCAGCTCAAGATCATCCGCGACGTGAACGCGAATGCCCGCGACGAGCTGAAGACGTTCGAAGGGCTGGAGATCGTCAAGACGTACGATCAGGGCATGCGCTACTTCACAACGGCGCTGAATGTCCCGATCGGGCGCGCTGGCGACCAAGACCTCGTGACACTCGCGGCCAAGGTGCAAGATCCTACCGGCGCGGTCATGCAGGGCGACATCGAGCGTTACAACAATCTTCAGACGGCGCTGCAGTACATTCCGCAGCAGTTCCGCGATCAGTTCCAAAACGAAGGTAAGTTCAGCCCCGAGGCGCGGCGCGACATCATCGCGTTCATGCGGAACCGGATTGACACCTATCGGCTGCCTTATGAAGAAACGCGCAAAGGCTTCGAGGGGCGCATCGGCCAGTTCAACGAACAGCTGGGCCCGCTTGGGGTTAAGCCGATCGAGGTCGACAAGATCCTGCCGGGTGATCCGCTGAAGCTCTACCAGCCGAAGATCGACGCGTACGACAAGAAGCTCGAAGCCGATCGCATCCGCAAGGATCGCGAGGCCGGAGGCCCGAGGGTCGGCCTGCTCGAAGGCGTGCCGGAAGGCATGCAGATCGCGGGTGAAGACATCAAGGGCTGGCGTCTGTCGCCGGAGAGCGAAGCCGAAGTCGTCACGTACGTTCGTCAGCCGGGCGCGACACCGGAAGGTTACGCGCAGCTGCTGGCCGACAAATCGATTGCAGAAGGCCATCTGCTGCCCTCGCAGCGCGCCGACTACATGCAGCGCACGATTGCCGACAACCAAGACTTCTTCAAGCAGTCCCCCGAACAGCGCGTTGGCACTCAGACCATCGACTACAGCCAGATTGATAAGGCCGCGTCCGAGAACGCTGGCCTCTTCGATAGCGTTGCCCAAGCCGCACGCAACCTGCCCGAGAGCGGCGCGCAGCTGGTTGAAGGTCTGACGGCCCTCCCCAAGGATGCGCTCCTCAGCGCGCTGACGGGCACGCGCACCGGCACCATCAAGACGTTCACCGATCTAGCTATGGAGCTGGGTCAGGGGCGGCTTGACGGCCCGACCACTAAGGCCTTCGCCGACGCGATGAAGGAACGCTACGGCAGTCTCGACGCCATCCAGCGCACCGGCGTCAAAGATCCCCTCGGGCTCCTCGGCGATCTGTCGATGATCTTGAGCGGCGGCGGCACGGCTGCCGCACGTCTTCCGGGCGTCGCAGGGAGTTTTGGCAAAAAGGTTGCGACTGCCGGTCGTGTCATTGATCCGCTGTCCGGTGGTGTTGCCGCAGTGACGGAAGGCCTGCCCGCGCTGTATCAAGCGGGCAAGGACCGCATTCCGGGCGCGGTCCAAGGGGTTGAAAACCTGCCGAGCAACGTCGTGGGGTTCCCGTCTAATACTGGCGGAGCGGCAATCCGCGAGGCGGCGGGTTCGGGTTTCGAACGCGGCGTCACCGGCGCTCCAACAGCGCGCAGCGAGAGCTTCACAGAGGGCATGCGCCGCCCGGGCGAGAGCGCGGAAAGCATCGTCTACACCGCGCGCGACGCAATCAGGGGCCTGCGCCAAGCGGCGTCAAACGCGTATTCGACTGCTATGCAGCAATTCGGGCAGAACCCTGTCCCGCTCAGCATCGACGTTGTTCGCCAGCGCATGTCGGGCATTAAGCCGCGCAACTACGACGCAATGCTCAACGCGCCGAAGCGGCCCCCGGATCACGTCGCATGGGATCAGATGAACGACACCGTTGAGTATTACGCTCAGCAGGCTGCCGCAGATCCTTCTTTGCTCGAACCGATGGCCATGGACCAGTTCAAACAGGACTTGTACGAGATTGGCGCAAAAATCGGCGGTCAGTACGACAAGAGCGCCGCCAACATCGCCAAGACCGCTTACAATGCTGTCCGGCAAGAGCTGGTCAAGCACGACCCGGTCTATGCTGACATCATGCGCGATTACGAGAGGGCCGCTGTCGAGGCCCGCGAGCTTGAGGACACCTTCAGCCTCGGTCAGGCGCGCGGCAAGCCGCTCAAGGTTGATGCTGCGGCGCGCAAGCTCCAGTCGATCCTGCGCAACAACGCCTTCACAAACTACGGCATGCGGGCAAGGCAAGGCGAACGCCTCGCAGAACTCGATCCGACGGGCACTCTCATGTCCGCCACGTCCGGGCAGATGCTTTCGGCACCGTTCGCACGCGGCATTACCGGTGGGGTCGCGGCTGGCGGTCTGCCGTTGACCGCTGCTGGCGCGTTGGTCAACCCGATGACGTTGTTGGCCACCATCCCGACGCTGCTGGCATCTTCCCCGCGTCTGGCTGGTGAGTTGACGTACGGCGCGGGCCGCGTCGCGGGCACCGGCAAGCGTGCATTCGACGCCGCCGCGCAGTCGCCGTTCGGCGAGGGCCTCGGCACACTCGGGAAGAGTATTGCGGATCTCTACCAGAAGTACCCGCAGGCTTTCCTTGCAGAGGCTCAGCTTGGCACCCGGCTTCAAGAGACCGAAGAGGAAAAGCGTCGCAGGTTGCGCGAGCGGTACGGGATCACGGTTCCCGAGCTTCCGCCCGAAATGTCTGCTTACCTGAAGGACTGAGGCATGGCTGGGAAACAGGCCTCTTGGTTCGACAACCTTGTGATGGCGGCGAGCCGTCGGGGCAACGACCTTGTCGGCGCTGCGGCGGACCTCGCCGATCGCTATGGCCTCACCCCGGCTGCCGCAACGGCGTGGATCGCGGAGAACATCGAAGGCCGGTCGCCCGAAGAAGTCGCGCGCATCCGCCGGAACCTGCAGCCGCTGGGCAGCAACCGGGCGATCGTTGAAGCTGGCGTGCGATCGAACGAAGCTCGTTTCCGCCAAGCCGGTGGGCGCGGCGCTCGCAAGCCGGACGACGTGCAGATGCCGGTGCGGCTGGGCGCTGCTGCTTACAGGCCGCAGGCTATCCCTGCCGCCGTCGCGCGTGAAGCGCCCGGTGCGCTTCGCGCTGTTGGTCAGTACTTCCAGAGCAACACGCCCATGGGCGTCGCGCAGGACGTTGGCGACCTTGCCCGCAGCGGGTACGAGGCTGTCAAAGAAGATCCGTACGGCTCGGTGTTCAACACCCTGATGTACGCGTCGCCCCAGACCCTTTTGGCGGCAACACCCTTCGATTACGCCCAGATGCGCGAAGGCTCGCAGATGCTCGACCCTTACGTCAAGGACGACGCCGAAGCAGCCCGCGCGCAGAGCATGGTCGATGCAGCCAGCGCGCTGCCGCCCCTCGCCGTGATCCCCGGTGCCGCGATGCTCGCCCGTAAGAGAATGCGGAAGAAGCACGGCGGTCTCGCCGCCAAGAAGGGCCGCCGCTGATGGGCCGCCTCTCCAACCTTGCTGCCAAAGCCGCACGAAAAGCCGCGCAGAAGGCTGCTGCTAGGGCTTCTACGCCCAAGCCTAAGAAGATCACCACCCCAGACGAAGGGGACTGGGAGCTTCCAGATCTGGACGAGGAAGTGCCGATTTACACGGCCCCTGTCCGGCGCACGTCGCTTTCAGTGCCAGCTAAACCCGCGCCCACCCGTCCGAAGCTCGAAGTGTATCACGGCACGCCGCACCGCTTTGCGCCGGAGACGAAAGTTCGCGATCCCGGAACCGGAGAAGAGCTGTTCCTTGAGAGCGCGCGGGTCGATCCGGCCAACCTCCCATCCGGCGTCGAGATCGCCCAGCAGTACCCCCTCGGACGTTTCCGCATGGATAGGATCGGCACCGGCGAAGGCGCACAAGCCTTCGGGCACGGTCTGTACTTTGCCGAGAACCCGGACGTAGCTCGTATATTTCGTGACGAAAACTTGCCGCACGATGCGCCCAATCCCATGATCGGCGGGGAAGATGCCTACGCTTTGTACCGCAGGATAATGGACGAGGCCGACAATCTGCCCCCGGGGCAAGCGCAGAAATTCTACGACCGCGCTGCGCTTTTGGAGGATCTTACCGCTGCCGGTGATACCCTTGCAATCCAGCAGAAACTGAAACGCAGCTCTGACGTGTACAGCCCCGAGGCAGTAGACTGGTACAACCGGAACGTGGAACCCCAATGGTCCGCGCCCGGCTCGCTCTATCAGGTCGATCTGGACGTCGATCCCGCAAAGATGCTGGCGTGGGACGTTCCGGTGACTGAGCAGCCAGAGGTCATGCAGTCGGTTCTGCCGTTGCTCCAAAAGTATCAGATCGAGGGCCTCGATGACGGGAAGTACCCGACGCTCGGTGGCGATCTCTACCACCAGTTGCGCATGCGCTCCGACGTTCGCGACCCCGCCATGTCGAGCTTGCTGACCGGCGCGGGCATCCCGGGCGTCCGGTATCTGGATCAAGGTTCACGCAACCGTGGCGTCGGCACCGAGAATTATGTTATTATGAACCCGGATCTGATCGAGATCATGAAACGGTACAACATGGGTGGGAAGGTAGAAGTTAATGGGTAAGCTGAGCAACCTCGCCGCTAAGGCCGCGCAGAAGGCAGCGAAGGCCGCTGCAGCGAAGGCTGCGACCCGCGCCGCCCCTCCCGCGTCAAGTCTCGCCGTACCGGCGGCCCCTAACATCATCCGTCGTGTCTCCGGCGCTGAAAAGCGCGCGCCCAGCCGCGCAGGGTTCAGCCGCGAGGATGCCGCGCAGCGGTACCCGCAGGTCGGCGAACCCGTGATGACGCTCGACCCAAAAAAGGGGACAATGTACCCCGCCAAGGGGCCCAGCGAAGAAGGCCTCGCTCTCGCCAAGGAAATGGCCCGCGTCACTTCGGAGATGAAGGACGAAGGCTACACGCCTTTCTTCAACCCGGAAGACCGCTACTACGTCAACCCGGCTGACTATCCGCTGGTCGGCAACACGCTCGACATCATGCCCGCGAAGCAGGCAACGATCGACAAGTACGAGATGTTGGCGAACGACCCAGACGCATTGGCTCGCCTTGTTGCGGCGTACGACCTCGGGTCGCAGTACCCGGGTGCCAAGCGGTGGTACGCCATGGGCCAGCTCGAAGACGCGTTCAAGCAAGGCCTCGGCGTTGAGCAGGGCCAGAACATGTACAAGCAGCGGTTCGCCGATGCTATGGCCGCGACGACCGGCGGCATGGACCCCGACGCCAACTTCCGCCTTGCGCACTACATGAACTACCTGAACGAGAACGACATGCCGACCCCGTTGGCGTCGTACGAGCTGCCCTACCCGATCGGCGGCGGCAAGTACGGCATCATGCCGAACATCGCGCAGTACGAGGCGATCATCAATCGCGGTGCGGGCCTGAGCCCCGCTAACCCGAAACGCTTCAACTTCTCGGGCGACTTCCTTGGGCACCTCGATCGTGCGACCCTTGACGAGCAGATGCTCGGCGCGTGGGATCCAAAGCTGGCCAGCCCGCCGTCCAACACCTACGGCATCTACGAAGGTGCGCTCCAGCGACTGGTGCGTCAGCTCGGCGTACCGGCGGCTGAAGGGCAGGACGTCATGTGGGCAGGCATCAAGCTGCCGAAGGCGAAGCCCGGCTCATACACCCCGGGCCCGATGATCGGCATCGTCAACGACGCGATCGAGCGCACCTCCCGCATCACCGGCCTGTCGCCTGACGAAGTGGTCGGCGAGGGCGTTGTGCAGGCGAAGCGCCCGATCTTCGCGCAGGGCGGCCTCGCAGAGCTGGCTGACCGGTACTGCTAACCCCGACGGGCTGCCCGCGAAGAAAGGTAGATACTTATGCCCCGAGGTGTTGGTTTAGCTGTCCGTGCTGCGCGAACCGCCGCTGCCGAAGCGAAGAAGCGCGCTGCGGGAAAGGCTCAGCAACCCGCGCAGGCCCGACAAATCAAAAACATCATGGCATACCCACCGTTGGCCGCGCGCGATGCCAAGCCGAGCATTCTGGAGGGACGCCCGATGCACAATATCGAGCAGGCCATGTACGCGTCGCGCAACATGTCTTTGGCCGAGATAGAAGACGCGTTGGCCTCTGGTGTTTTCCAGCTGCCGCCATCGGGGCAGACCAAGCATGGCGTGGGCCAAAAATGGTGGTCGCCCGCTGACGAAGAGGGTGTGTTTGGCCGTCCGTGGAACAAAGGCGCTGGCACCGTGCGCGTGCCTATCGGCGATTTTACGCCCGATGCACCTCTGTCCGTGAAAACAGCGCAACGCTGGGACGCCATGGCGAAGAAGTGGGTGCCGTTAAAATCCGATTTCGCGGTCGGTGGGCGCGTTGCGGGGAGCAAGAAACGGCCCACATACTGACCGGTACTGCTAACCCCGACGGGCGGCGTGCCCAGTGCGCGCCACCCGTTTGATCTGGGACACGATGTTGAGCGTCGCCCGGCGGTCGTTTTCGCACTTGCCGTTGATCGGCAAGACCCCGGCCAGCTGCCCGCAGACCATGATCTTGATGTGCCTGCCGCCGGGTTTCAGCTCCCACGGCTGGCCCATGGCGATCAAGGCCGCCTCGATCTCGCGCGGGACGCCCTTCACCGCCCCTCTCCCTTCGCTTCGGCCAGCAGCGCGGCATAGGCGATGTTGTCCTCGGCGCTGTCGGCGTGGTATTCGCGGCGCGTGAACAGCCGCACGAGCTTGACCTGCTGCATGAACATCCAGCCCTCGCTCTCGGTCAGGTCGCGGCCTGTGATCGCGTTGAAGGCCAGCACGATCTTGCCCATCGACCGCTCGCCCTCTGGCTCGTCATAGGTCGCCGAT